ATTAAAATTATAATAATAATTTTCTTTTTTATATATTATAATTTGTGGAGTTTTTGTTTGTTTTTTTTTATTATCAGAGGTGGGGGGGGGGGGGGAGTTGACTTCTTTGCCACATTATTTTTGCTGGCTTAAATAATATTTATGCTAGTAGAAACATTGACGTATACTAGTATACGCACGCCTAAAAAGCCTATAGAACTAAGCTTGGTTTCGTGTTATGGTAATACGAGGGTAAGTAAACGTCCGCTACATGTGGTGTGTCTTTGCGGTTTACCGACTTAGTCCTAGCTTACCTCATTTTTGGATTAGAAAGGATAATATGGCTAGAGTAGATACACATCAATTAATACAAGAACTTGTCGAAGGTGGTTTACCACAAAAACCATCTGAGATTTTAGGCAAGGCTTTTTTTAATAATAGCAATAATAATGAGAATTATGCTACTAAAGAACAGGTTAGCCATATTGAAAAAGAACAATTAGACATTAAACATGAAATATTAGAAGTTAAATCTGAAATAAAAACTATCAACACTAATATAAAATGGATTATGGCTATCCTTTTACTAATTGCAGGTATTCTGCTAAAAAATACTTTTATCCATTAAAACTTGCTTTTTAGTAAAAAAAAAGATAGAATTTAAATATAGATAACATGATAAAACAAGAAACGAATATTTTTAAGTTCAGGGAGTTTTAACCACTCCTTGAGCTTTTTTTCTTTTCAAAATGAATGCTCAGGTTTTTAATATATCCAATTTTGCAGTGAGATTCATTTTGAAGAAACTTCATAACTTCATACAATTGCACCTCTTTGTAATCAATTATTTTGCCGTAAAATGAGATTGCCTGATTGATTAGACCTTGACGTGCTATCTCAAACAAAGACTCAGTTACTTTGCTTTTGTTGATAATAACATAATCGGCAACAGGTTTATCACCTCTAGTTTTTAAATACACCTTGTGTAACGACAGCACTACCTTAGATTCTCCAAAATAATCAGGCTCTTCGCTGACTGTTCCAATGACAGCTCTAAAGTGTTTATAATTGTTTTTAATAGATTTGATTGGATTTACACTCATATCACCTCCTTAATTATTAAATTGTAATTTATCAACTATCCCAAAGACAGGTAACCTTTGAAAACCATCAGTAGTCCTATTCTCTAGGTCATACGCCTTTAGCTCTGTTTCTCCAAACATCTGAATTTTTTTCGGGGCTTTTTCCTCAAGGATATTAGCTTTTATGCGGAAGTTATCATTGCCAGTTTTGACAGCGTCCCGCATCTCAAACCGCAGACATTTACCGAAATATGCTAGAAATTGAGCCTTTGAGCAAAACCTGTTATCTCGTCTTTTTGACATTGAAAGGAGTATCTCATTCATGGCATTTAGGCTAAAGTCCCGCCCTGAAAGGCTTTGTAATTTGCTTCCATCCTCCTTGTTTAATGGGTAATGGTGCTTTAGGTCTTGTGGTTCTTTGTACTGGTTAAAATGGTAAACTCGTGCCTTACGCTCAGCATTAGTCGATTTTTTCCGCTTATTAGAAAGTCGTTTTTTGAATTTTACAGTTTCAATCGGAGGAGTTTTCACTTCTGGCGATTGTATTTTCAGTAGGTGACAATTTGTAGTCGACTGACTATCTTCAGAATTTTGTAAAAAATTAGATTCCAGATCTATATCTTCAATATCTTTATTTTCATATATATAGAGAGGATCGTTTTGTCGGGACATAAAAGTCTCGACAGAATTTTCTACAGAAGCAGTATTTCCAAGGTTTTGCTGCTTATAACTAAATTCATAACTATAACGATATTTTTTACCATCAATAGTAATAGAATTATGATAGGTAATATTTAATATATCCTCTAATTCCTCAATAATTCTTACATTCTGTCTTCTTTCAACAAATGTAAAAGTAGAAATATATTTGTGATTTAGGAATACTCTTTCACCTTTAATTAGTTTTCCCATAACTGCACTAAGTAATTTATTGGCGGGGCTACTAAGAAAAAAAGATTTTTGACGAACAGGCTTAACCTTTTTATTAGCTCTATTTATCTTATCCCATTCAATATAACTCTTACGATAACAGGCTTTCTCTTCTTTAAATGAGTAGAGTTTGCCTAGCTGGTCTTGGTATGATTCCGTAAAGGTTAATTTTTGCTCTTGTTGTTTTGCCATATTCTCTAAAAATTTTAATAATTTGTAATTTTTTAGAAAAAGTGCCTTGACGAAGAGACAATATACCACTATACTCCAAATTGTTATATTGGGAGTTTAGGGTGCTTTTCTTTGCGGTTAGGCACTCTTTCTTTTTTTCGTTATTGTTTCTGATGTTTTAATTCTTATTTCTTATAAATTCTCCCGTAACCTCCTAATTTTTACTTACATAACAAACAAGAATATTAACTATTTTATTAAAATCAAGTTATTTCGTATTAGTAAATTATGATTATTTTAAATATTTCTTATATTGAAAAAAGTTATTTGCTATACTATATATTACAAACATCATAATATATGAATATAAATTTGGTTTAAAGCACGATGGCAAAATTAGCTTATAAAGTAGAAAGGTATATGGATAACAAAGAACAATTAATAGAAGCTATTGATAATTATGATGGTTACAGCAGTGGTTGTCGTAAAGTGTTAAAATTATTAGTTGAATTATCTATAGATGATGTAGCTCATATATCCGTCGTGCAATTAAGTAAAATAGCTTTATTATCTCGAGAAATGATTTATCAAGCTTTGTGTACTTTTCAACAGGATGGTTTTATTGAATTAGTAAAAAGAACAAAAGGAAAAACTGGTACAATAAATAGTATTATTCTAAAACCTAATAAATTAAATCAATTATTACAATTCTATATTAAACAGATAGAAATAAGAAAAAAATACATAAAGAAATAAAAAAGAAGTTGACAATCTTATTTCCCCCCTCTATACTCACCTTATAAGGTATAAAAAAAACGCCTTAAGTTACGAGCTTAAGACGTTTTTGAATTCTTTAATAGTTGTAAGAATTTAACAGTTTGAGAACTCAACAATTCTTACTTTCAATAACCCAAATTGAGAAGAAGGTATATATGCAAAATATCTCAACGCTACCATTATGTCAAGGTGGAATTTTTAGCAAAAAAAATCGTAAAAGCATTAATAATCAGGCAAGTTATGGTATAATTGATGAAAGCCATCAGTTGTTAGAATCTACCATGCTAAGTTTAGAAGACATCAGCGTTGAAAAGGCTAAAGAGGCTTTGAAGAAAGGATTATTTGGTACTAAAGAAGCTGTGCAGGTATTTTCAAATCTTGAGCAATTAAGGAAAGCGGTAAAAATCTTTAATGAGCGTCAACGCAAAGAACAATTGCCAGCTAACATAACCGAAGCTCCGAAGTTTCATGAGGCTAAAAGTGAACCTGTAGAATTATCTAGTTCCGCTAAAGAAACATTTGCTAGAATAGGCGAAAGAGCTAGAGAAGCTTTTATAGAGGAGCAGATTGAGAGAGCTACCTTTTATAATATTCCATATAAAAGTTATGGCGAGAATTACTACCAGTTAATGGTTGATATTGATAAATACGAGTATTTATTAGAAAGGACAAAAGATTACTACGTTGATTGGGATACCAGCGAATATGACCTTGTAGCTCTAGAGCAGGCAATAGAGGACGCCGAGCATAATGCTTATATAGCTGATCAAGAGTTACGCTCTTACTTCTCTGCGACTAGAGGAGTGGAGGTTTAATATGGCTATAAAAGATCGCTTTATTCCGAAAGAAGAGTTTATGAGGTTACTATTTACTAAAATTGATGGTGTAGATACGCACGAATTGTCAATGTGGCTTAAGTCTCAAACTAACGATCAATGGGTGGTAGTTCCAAAAGCTTTTTGTGATTTATTATTACAATTTATTGAGACATTAAATAAAAATAATCTTCTTGTAATTGAAAAAGAAACATTAGAAAGGTTTGAGACTTTAAAAAAGTATTTATAAAATATTAATATAATAAAACCAGTAAATACTGAAACTAGTAAATAATAAAAACATTATATACAGAAATAATAATATACATAAATAATGGTATTAGTATGAACGTAGACATGGAAAACCTATATTACAACGAGTGGAAAAGTAGGCAACACGTAAAAAAGCAAGAAGATAGTTATAAAGAGCATGTTGCAAGTAATCCAAATGCTCGTTTAGTAGATGAACTTTTAAATAAGTTAAAATTTGATTTATTAAATAAAGAACTAAAGAATTACATAAATAGCGATGATGAAAACAGTATTTAAATACCCTCCTGTTTATCCTGTTATTACTTACTATGGTAATCCTATTGAGATAGACCTTAGAAAATTAAATATAAGACAGTGTATTTTTTATAAAGTTTTAGAACAAAATCAGATAGCTATTTATATCTTAAAAGAGTTGATAATAATTTTAAAACATTATGTTCGGGACATAAGTTATGACAACTCTAAGAAGGCATGGGTTACTAGCATAGATAAGGAGCAAGCAGTAAAAGATTGTATAAATTATATTTCAGAGTTAGTCCTTTCATCTAAAGGGTCAGTGTTTAGAACTAAAAAGAAAAGAAAAAAGTTAAGAGGTTATTCATATGCAAGACAAACAAGAATGGTTAAGAGAACGTAAGAACTATTTGGGAGGAACTGATTTAGCTGCTATAGCTGGACTTAGCCCATACCGCACGGCTCTTGACGTATATTTGGATAAAACCAGCGATGATATTAGCGAAGATACTAACGCTGCAATGAGGTGGGGAACTCTTTTAGAAGATGTTGTTGCAAAGGCTTATAAAGAAGATATTGGTAATGGTAAAGAAGTATGGGAGTCTGATCATCCTATTAGACATACAGAGCATCGATTTTTAGCTGCAAATATTGATAGATGGGTTGGTAAAAGAAAAGATATTAGAGAGTATATTTTGGAATGTAAGACAGCAGGTTTTACCAAGGGCAAAGAATGGGGAGAAGTTGGGACTGACCAAATCCCCGAGTCATATCTGATACAAGTAGCATATTACGCAAGTATATGTGATGTTCCTAAAGTTGATATAGCAGTTCTTATTGGAGGTCAAGATTTTAGAATCTATACTTACGAGAGAAACAAGGAGCTAGAAGAGAAGCTAATTAAGATAGCCTGTAACTTCTGGCATAACCATATAGAAAAAAGAATACCGCCTAAATGTGTTAATACTAGGGATACATTTAATTTATTTCCTCAAAGTAATTATCACGAAATAGTAGCAGAAAGTAACATCATGGAAAAATGGGAACAACTTAAAGCCTTAAGAGCAGAAGAAAGCAAGATAGCCGATACCATTGAGAAATTAAAGACTGATATACAGGAATTTATGAGAGATTATGACGTGCTAATTGATAATCAGGGGAACGTAATAGCTACATGGAAAAATACAGCTCCAAAGTCGTTTTTTGATGTAAAAAAGTTCAAAGATGAAGCAAAAGAGCTGTATTTGAAGTATATTAGTCATGCTAAGCAATCGAGAATGTTTTTAATTAAATGATGATGAGAAAATATCCAGTACCAACTAAAGAAGAAGCAGAAGAACTGAGAAGATTAAGGCAAGAGGCTGGTATGACAATTCCTCAAATGGCGGAGGCTTTTCATACCCAGCAATCAAGGATTAGCGATTATGAAAATGGCAAAAGAGGGACTGATCCTGATTTGATAGAAAAATTAAAAAAACGCTATAAATTAATCATACAATATAATGCGTAGAGGGGATTAAACATGAATATAATAGAAGCCGTAAAAGAAGCGTTTAAAGGTAAAAGGATAAGGCGTAAAAGCTGGTTTTATATTGATAAAGAGAGATGTGTTTATGTATACGGTTATCGGGGTTTTGACGGGAAGATAACGTATTTACTAGAACATACCGAGGGTAGCAAGGAAGAAAAACCTGCAATTTTTTCGGGAACGGATATCTTAGCAGAAGATTGGGAA